CAGAGGCTCACCACCGCAACCGGTAGGCAATTTGATTTTCCAGATTGTCAGAGACAGTACAATGGAGCAGCCAATTACAAGACACAGATTGTTAACTACCCTGTTCAATCTGTTGCAACAGCAGAGATTGTACCCCTGGGTGTGATACTTCTGCACAAGAAAATGAAGAAGCTATCCTTGAAGAGCGTTATTGTTAACACCGTACATGACTCCGTTCTAATTGATACACACCCTGATGAGGAGGATATCATAAATGAGATAGGTCCACATTGTTTACTCGCTGCCCAGCAAGAAGCACTTGATAGATTTGGTCTGGATACCTATATACCATTAGATGTTGAGATGTCTCATGGAAAAAACTGGATGGAACAAGAAGAATATGCTTGACTTTTTGAAAACTATGTGTTACAACTACACCTCATTCGGAATTAAGGAGATATAAAATGAGTGACCTAATGCAAATTGATATGCCTACCCCGGACCAAGACTGGTCTGTCCTGTTTTCTATGGGTTCCAGCGGCCCGCAACTAGCAGAGCTTAAACTTAATAAGGCTGAGTCTGTAGAGTATAACAATAAGAAGTACCCTGTAAGTAGTCCAGGTGTTAAGATTGAGAACGCGTCCTTTGGCGAGGCGTATGCAACAGATGTTAGGGTGCGTATCTTCTTTGATACCATGCAGACTTCTGTCTTTGATCAAGAGGAAGGTAAGTACACAAACTTCTCACAACACTTTAAGAAGTATGATCAGACCGCTTTGGATTGGTTTGGAGGTGACAAGTGCGGCTGGATTAAATCATCGGAACGTAATAAGCTAAAGGGTACTGACCCTATTGCCTTTGCCAATGCATCTCGGGCTAAGTTGTCCCGAAATATATTTGGCCTTGTAAGCATGGGCGATGCAAAGAGTCCTGATGGTAAGAAGGTAGAGGTTGAGGAGGTTCCATTTCGTATGAAGCTCGGCCCTTCTAACTTCTTTTCAATTACGGAAACATATAGTAAGATGGTACGAGCAGGTGCTAATCCTCATAATCATGAGATCCAGTTTAACTATCGCATTGATAAGAAGGGTTCTAATTCGTATATTGTTTTGGAATACGAACCTCTTTATGCAAGGAGCTTTGAGATGACCCCTGAAAATAAAGAAATATTTGGTCACCTTGGAGAGGTTGTTAATGTAGAGAACGAAAGGGTTCGCGAAAAGATGCGAGAGAATATGGTGTCAGTCATGGAGGATGAGTTCAAAGATGTTGTGGACGCTGCCTGATGCCTAACCTTGAAGATACTATGAAACTATATTTGGGTGGCAAGCCTAAGATACCGGAAGATATTATCTTTCGTGCCAGCCAGATGTTTAATAGTAAACTCAGTAAGTTTAATTGGGATGGAAGGAAGAGGGGGAAGGGACCACCATCCCTTTCCCAGGTAGGTAAGCCTTTTTGTCAACTCCATGCAGAAAAGCTAGGTTGGGAAAAGGTAGCAGAGTCAGACTCTTTTAAAGTTAAGATGCTATACGGTGACATGACAGAAGTCATTGCCGTTGCGATGCTTCTCTCTGCTGGTGTAGAGATCACTGATCTCAACCGTAGGGTGAGGATGCCGATTAAGGATGGGCTGGAACTATCTGGTGAACTCGATTTGGTAATCAAAGATGGTAACAACTATTCGGTCTGGGATATTAAGACCGCATCTAGGTTCTCCTTTGAGAAGAAGTTTGCCTCGTACAAAGCTCTTAAAGAGAATGATGACTTTGGTTACTTACCTCAGTTGTTTGGTTACACCGCAGCAATGGAGGAGGAATACCCCGGAGTTAAAGCAGGGGGATGGATCGCTATCAGTAAAGAAAGTGGTGAGTTAAAGATTGTTGAAGCTGATACAAATGATCACGATCTGTATGTTAACAAGATTAAATCTACTGTTGCTAAGTTAGAGAAGGCAGACGAGACAAACTTTGAAAGGAGCTTTGAAGACATAGAAGAAACATTTTATAAGAAGCCTACAGGTAATCGTAAGCTCGCAATGAACTGTACCTACTGTGGCTTCCGGTATAAGTGTTGGCCGGGACTACGCTTTGAACGCAACCCTAAATCGAAATCAGCAAATGCCTACAACTACTATTCGATCTTCAAAGATTAAAACATCTTCTGCGAAGGCGAAGGGTAGACGTCTCCAACAGTGGGTGCGTGACTATCTTCATGCCAATCTAAAAGGAATAGAAAAGGATGATGTCACGTCTACCCCTGGGGGAGTTAATGGCCCAGACATAGGTCTCAGTCCTCTAGCCAGAAGGTTATTTCCTTGGACTGTAGAATGTAAAGCGAGATCTGCCTTCTCTATATACGCTGCGTTAGAACAGGCTGAAAGAAACTTACTTGCTAAGACAAAACCTGTTGCTATATTAAGAGGGGATCGTAAAAGACCTCTAGCTTTACTTTACGCTGACGACTTTTTGGAGATTATAAAATGCCTAAAGAAACAGAAGTAGTTCACGAGATCCAACTACCCGATAATACCTTCGCTGTATTCTATCATTACAATTCAAAGACAGATTCTATTGAGGTTTTTCTAGGTGACTTTGCTAGTGAGGAGATTAAGGATACCAAGGAACATGATCGACTACGTGTACTGGCTACAGCCGTAGAGAGCGGATTAGAAGAAGCTATAGAACAGTCGATGGAAGCGATTGGGGAAAGTGGAAGAGTTGTTGAAAAGATTAACGGTAATGTTATTCATGCAATCTTTCCTAAAAGGATACATTAATGTTAGAGAGTCCACCTATAATGAGTCTTCCCAAAAACAGAAAAGAATTTTTAGATGAGGCTGAAAAATTAATTAACGGTGACCGAGAAAAAGATTACGGTGATCCCTTCAAGAACTTTAAAGATATAGCAACAGGGTGGTCCCTTATAACAGGGGCAGAAATAACACCCTCTCAAGTAACTCTTATGATGGCTTGGTTAAAGATGGCTCGGCTGTTTAAGACCCCTGATCATTTAGATTCATGGGTTGATTTAATTGGGTACGCTGCTCTAGGTGGTGAGCTTTCTCAGAAAGGAAGAGAAAATGACTAGCACAGAATTTGAATCTCTGGAAAAAGAAGTGAAGGAGAAGACGGAAGAACTAAACAGACTAAAGAACAAAACTTTATATGAAGCAAGGGATGCCTACAGAGCAGCATACTTTAAGGCTGAAGAGGCTTTCACAGAACTACAGAAGACAAGCACCGCACTGACGCGAGAGAAAGCCAAGCTATCTACTTATGCTCGTGTTGACATCGGCTTAGATATTGCCCCTGGTGTAAATCTGGATTCCTTTTTTAGAACTTTTCGTCCTATGCTTAATTCGTAATATGAGGGCTAAAATAAAAATATCTGCTTCTGTGAACAGTGAAGCGTATTGGATTCCGGCTGATGGTATTTCAGGTATAGAATCAGATCTTGAGGGACTTATAGCAGAAGCTCTAGAAGAATGCCTAGATGGTCTAGAAATTAAACGAATTGAGGTATCCCTTTATGGTAACATTTAAATCTAATAGAAATCCTGAGTTCCGGTCCAAATTTTCTGAGGATATTTTTAATCTAAAATACTCTCATTCAGGATGCGATACATGGCAGCAGCTTTCCTCTGTGCTAGTTCAAGACGTGTGTGGTGACCTACGAGAGGGAGAAGAACCTCTCATGACAAAGGATGAGATGTCACAACTCACTAAGTACATTACGGAATTGAAGTTTGTACCTGGGGGTAGATACTTATACTATGCCGGTCGTAAGAACCGGTACTATAATAATTGCTTCTTGCTAGCAGCGGAAGACGACACACGAGAAGACTGGGCTAACCTATCTTGGAAATCAGAGTCCTGCCTCATGACAGGTGGTGGCATTGGTGTAGACTATAGTGTCTATCGTGAGTCCGGGCGTGTGCTAGCAGGTACAGGTGGTGTTGCTAGCGGTCCTATCCCTAAGATGGAGATGATTAATTCTATCGGGTCTAGAGTTATGCAAGGGGGTAGCCGTCGTTCTGCTATCTACGCCTCGTTAAATTGGAAGCATAATGATATCCCCTCTTTCCTTACTGCTAAAGATTGGGATAAGATACCTGTCGGTAATACAGGATATACACTTAAACAAATAAAGGAACAAGATTTTAATTTTCCTGCTCCTCTTGACATGACGAATATAAGTGTTAACTATGATACGGAGTGGTTACTAAACTACTGGAAAACCGGTAACGTAGGTGAGGTCTTTCTCAAGAACGTGGAGCAAGCACTTCGATCTGCTGAACCCGGATTCAGCTTTAATTTTATGGAGAATGAAAATGAAACTTTACGGAACGCCTGTACTGAAGTTTGCAGTGCTGACGACTCTGATGTTTGCAATTTGGGCAGCGTCAACTTTGGCCGTATTGAGTCGGTCGCAGAGCTTGCCAGCGTTGTAGAGCTAGGTACTAAGTTCCTAGTCTGTGGTACATTAAGAGCGCAATTACCTTATGATAAAGTTTACGCTGTTCGTGAAAAAAATCGCAGACTAGGGCTTGGTGTGATGGGTCTTCATGAGTGGCTGATCAAGAAGGGATCTAAGTATGAAGTCACAGAAGAACTACACCGATGGTTGGCAATCTACCGAGGAGTATCCGACAACACTGCTAGAGGATTTGCTGATCAACGCTCCGTATCTCGTCCCGTTGCAGTCAGGGCTGTTGCTCCAACAGGCAGCATTGGCATCTTGGCTGGTACTACTACGGGCATCGAACCCCTATTTGCAGTAGCTTACAAGAGGAGGTACCTAACTAACGGCACACGATGGAAGTATCAGTACGTTGTTGATAGTGCCGCGCAAGAGCTTATAGACATATATGGAGTAAAACCGGAGTCGATCGAGTCAGCAATTGATCTCGCCCCGGACTATGAGAGGCGCATAAAGTTTCAAGCCGATGTCCAGGACTATGTTGATATGTCTATCAGTTCTACTATTAACTTGCCAGAGTGGGGTAGTAAGGTAAACAACCCTGACACAGTAAAAGACTTTGCTAATACTCTAGCGAAGTATGCACACAGATTACGGGGGTTTACTTGCTATCCTGATGGTGCGCGAGGAGGCCAGCCTCTCACGTCAGTACCATATCATGAGGCTGTTGAAAGGCTGGGAGAGGAATTTGAGGAGCATGTTGAGACACACGATATCTGTGACATCACTGCTGGGGGAACCTGTGGCGCATAATAAATGGGTATATCCTATGTCCGACATTGTTGATCAGGGAAGGGAGGGGTTCAGAAAGAACAGGAAGAACCCCTTCCATCTATCCTCTGATCGTTTTAGAGAGTGGGAACGTGGTTATAATAAAGCCTACTATGAAAATCTAAAACGGTTGGGGAATACTAATGCAGGAGGGTAAAGTATGTACTAAATGTAAGGAGTGGAAACTTTTTTACATGTTTAGTAAAAGATTGGCGGCCAGTGACAAGCATAACGCTAGGTGTAAAGAATGTGAAGCCCTATATTCTGCTGCCCACCGCAACACACCTAAAGGTAAAGAAACAAAAGCACTATGGAATGCAAAAAACTGGGAAAGGCAGCGTGTTACGGGTGCTAAAAACAGAGCAAGGTGTCTAAAAATACCATTTAACCTAACAACGGAGTACATTAAAAGTATTACACCTTCTGATATGATATGTCCTGCACTGGGAATACAAATGAAAGTAGGAGGAGACTATAAGAGTTCTAGGATTAGTACCCCTAGCTTGGACCGATTAATCCCAGAACTTGGCTACGTTAAAGGTAATATAGCAGTTGTATCAACTAGAGCAAACACGATAAAAAGGGATGCAACCCCAGAAGAACTTATGAAAGTTGCAAAGTTTTACGAGAAGGTTTTTAAAGAGAAAAATCCTAGACAATTAGCACTGGATCTGTAGATATGAAAGTAGAATTAGTTGACTTTATGGGTACTGATCTTACTGTAGTTAATGCAGCCAGGGTCAGTTTTAATAAAGAGTCCACGTATAAACTCAACGAAATGGGAGAATCCCTAGAAGATAAAGATGTTAAGTTACTTAAGTACCTAGCTGACCACGATCACTTCACACCTTTTACTCATGCCACTGTTACGATGCGTGAGAAAGTTCCATTGTTTGTGGCTAGGCAGCGGTTCAAGCATACGGTTGGCTTCTCTTACAATGAAGTAAGTCGGAGGTACGTGGATGAAGATCCAGAGTTCTATAAGCCAGACGAGTGGCGTGGCAAGGCGGCGGATAAGAAGCAAGGATCATCTGATGTAGTTGTAGATATCAAGAATGCCAGAATTTGGTTAGAGGAAAGGTATAGGTAAAATGAGCAATTATAAACCTGACAATTGGGTAGTGATTAAAATGGATGGCGATAATCCTCATTACCGAGTTCTTGCAGGATGGAGCGGTGGATATCTTCATGGTGATTCATGGAAAATAAATAGCGGCATCACCCGTGTAGAAGATGATGGCGACTGTTATAACTTCTACGGATCGTCTGGTAGTTGCTATAGTTGTTATAAAGAATCATATAGAATACGAAAGAGCAAAGCTTATATTTGGGACCAATTACAAAAACTCCACGGCGACAAAGTAAAAATGATGCCAGAAGATACTGACTGGTTGAACATGGATTGGATTATTAAATGATTAAGCACGAACCACAATTTGATTCGGAACTATCTCAATACAGCATATATGAAACAGCCTTGGGAGAGACAGAAATGACCTACCAAACTACACTAGAGACCGCCGCCTTAACAGAACAGTACCGCAAGGCGGCTGAACAAGGCGATGCGGGTGCGCAGAGCAATCTTGGATTGATGTACGAAAAGGGCAAAGGCGTCACTCAGGATTATGCTGAAGCAGTGAAGTGGTACCGCAAGGCGGCGGAGCAGGAGTATGCGCAGGCGCAGTACAGTCTTGGTATGATGTACGGAATAGGTCTTGGCGTCACTCAGGATTATGCTGAAGCGGTGAAGTGGTTTCGTAAGGCTGCTGAGCAAGGGAATGCGTCTGCGCAGTTCAGTCTTG